CGCGTTGGCGTTCAGTGAGTCCTGGATCAGGATTCGGTGCGTTCAATATCAGATTGATTACAATTCAACTGGTCTTGTTCGCTTCGAAATTCCTGACTATCTTCTCGAAGGTATTCCAGGCCTCGGTACCGTGTGGGCCGCTTATTCCGGTCTCTACAATCCTCTCAAAATCATTTGGGAGATGATCCCCTTTTCGTGGCTAGTAGATTGGTTCATGTCTTATAGAACCAAAATGCAAGCTAAATTAGGTGATTGGTCTCCTTTAAAGGATCCTGTCGTGATTGACTCTGGTCATTCATTTAAGACTAAATCCGAGTGGATTGTCGAACAGACTCGGGATGGTGGCATCTCATGGCTTTTCCTTTCTAAGGTAAAGTACAGTGCCTACATCCGTCATCCAGGCTTGCCTGAAGTTCAGTCAAGTCCCTTCCGCATACCATTAGAATGGTATAACGTCTCGATACTGTTGTCGATTGTCCGCCAGTGGTGGACCCGTAGGAGATAGACGCCTACGGCCTTACTTGGGTATCACAACAGGGAGTAGACAAAAGTGCTACTCTACTCGGAAAAACTATGGCCTTTTCAGACCCTCTTGCTCTTAACAACAATGCTGCCGTTTCGAAGTCCTTTAACCGTAAAAGTACGGGCATCGGCGTAAGCGAAGCGATTGAAGCCAGTTCTACTGTCTCCGATCGCACACTTATGAAGATTGCTCATACTAAAGCGGGCAAAGGTGTCGCAGCCGGCACTGTTGTTGATCGTCACTTGCTTCAGTTTCAACGGGCGAAATTCAATTCGACCATTGGTGCTGATGAGTTGATGACTATTAACGTCACACTCACCGTTCCGTCTTCTTCTGGACTTACGTCCACAGATACGTACGATTTGTGTGCTTACGTTAAGAATTTTCTCTCAACACAAGCTAACATCGATCGCCTGATCCGCGGTGAATCTCAATAATCCTCGTATGGTGTATTATTACATCATATCCGTGATCATCGGATTCATCTTCGGAAGCTGGCATGGTTACATGCTAGCCAGGTAATTTAAGAGGGTTCTCGGCCAGTCTGGAAGTCCACCATGAAAAATAATGGGAACTTTAAAAGCCAGATTGAGATAATTCTCGGTTTAAGCCGGGAAATGTTGCGTGACCTACGCAACCTCGATCCTAGTGTCTACTCTGAACAACAGCTTCGTCTTGATACACTGTATCTAGAAAAACGTTGTCATTCAGAGGGTCTAAAATTTCTTACCACTACTCTTCCGAAACTCGGAAAGTGGTTTGATTTATTTTTAGACCAGGGGGTATTCTCTCCCCGTCCCGATGGCTTTAAGCCATTTGATGGGAAAGGGCAGCCTCGCTTTCTAGGCTCTTTTTGGACTTATGTCCAGGTCGAGGACCCTGCTCCTGAGCTCATTCGAGCTATACGCACGTTCTTGTTTGCTTTTTACAAACTGGAGTTACCTTTTGAAGACGAACAACGAGGATCAACACTTGATAAATTTGTTGAAATCGATGCTAATCTCGAAGATTTCGCAGTTTGTTACGAGAACGCTCATGAAGTGGATAAAGATCTAATTCATGAGATGCGCCGCGTTTGTCATGAAACTCTTTGCTCATTTTCACCAAATGATATTGAGCAAAGCTTTCATGTTCCAGATTCCTGGAAACCCAAACACGGACCTGGAGCAGTAGCTACTGGTGAACGTGATGAAGACAAGTGGAAATTTTCCCATTTGTATGAATCCGTTCATAGATCTTGGCCATATTATGAATATTTATATGGCGTTCGATCTAACGGTCGTGCTTTACAACTCGCTTCTACTGTTAATCAGTATAAGAATATGGTTAAGATAGCCGAGCCTCAAGCTCGTGTCTGTCTTGTTCCAAAAGATTCTAGGGGACCACGAATTATTTCGTGCGAACCACTAGAAGTCCAATTCTTACAGCAGATGATTTCTATCCCTCTTGTTAAATACATTGAGAATAGATCTCCGGCTGCTGGACACATTAACTTCACTGATCAAAGCGTCAACGGTAGACTTGCTCTGGCTAGTAGCCTTAGTAAGTCTCATGCGACGTTAGATTTAAG